CTTCTTTCCAACAAAAAGCATGAATAGGCATCCTCCACCATAATCCACCATCTTCCATAATAAAATGAAATAGTGGGGCTTGTGCTGGGATAGAAGTCATACCAAAAATATAGCATGGAAACTTTTTGTCGAAAGAATCTTCTTGATTTCGTAAAAAATTTCCACGAACATAACCACCGATAACCGGAATTGGAGTATTTAAATATGACATAATTATTTGTGTTTCTTTAGTTGCTTCTTTAGTTTTTTAAGATACTTATCTTCTGCCAACTTTTTAGGGTCTTTCTGTTCTTTTTTACGCAATTTTTTGTATATCTTTTTCCAGAAACTCATATTATACCTTTATTGATTGACTAACGTTTTTACAAAAATCTATAACTTGTTCATCAGAAAAATTATTTCTGGCATAATTAAAAATCAAAGCAACAAACCTAATATTTCCTTTAATGTACCCTATATTATTATCTATTCTATCTAAAGACGCTTGATATGGTCTGTTCTCAATTAACGCATAGTTATGTGTTCTCAATTCTAATTTCTGTTTAGTAAATGGGCAAATTCCTTTTTGTTGTTCCCATAACTCATTAAGATATCCCAGATCTATATCATAATTTTGTTTACGTTTTTTAGAATTCTTAATAATATTTTTGATATACCATCTAAAATTAGTATGTTCATCGTATCTATTTGATGGAATTAAATTTTGATTAAATTTTCCAGCATATTTTTTGAGATGACCAACCCCATCTTTTCCTGCACAATTACGACCACAATAAAATTTATTTCTACCTTTTTTCTTTTGTCTATTAATTTCGGCTAATTTTTTTATACAGCACTTGCCACAAACAGCACAAATTATTTCTGTGGTACTTATCATAACCACCTCCATTCTTAGTTAATCTATTATACACCAAAAATGGAGATGGGCAAGATAAAGTGGAGGCGGGGGAAGTCGAATCCCCGTCCTATCATACTTCAAATTACATTATCTACAAGTTTATTTTATTCATGAGTTAAATAGGAGTACAGAATAAACAAGACTAATCCTATCTTACCAACTGCTCTTAACCTACAACCCGTTGGATATTGTAAGTGCAGAGGGATTTAACGACAGACTTTTGATCCCTACCCTCATTCGGTATCGCAGTCTGTTACTGCCGTTTTTTATTAGGCAGCAAGGGCTAACTGATTTGTGCCAGTTAAAGCATTTGGTAGATTTTTAGAGTGGCCTTTCCACCAACCACTACTTGCCAATATAATCGTCTTTATGTAGTCGAAACCTTTACGCCCCCTTATTTCTTTAATACACTGGGAGGATCACAAGCATTAAAAAATGGATTATTTTCTAATCTGTCAATCTCATTTTGAATTTGTTGAAATTCAATTTGACTAGTTCCACAACGCCAAAGAACAGAATCAAATTCTAATTTCCGTAGCCTGTTGTATAAATGAACATTAAAAGAAAAAGATAAGATCAGTAATCCAACCAAGAAAGTATAACTTGCCAAATGATTTGAACGATTAGTCATAAATCTCCTTATTTAAAAAATTAAACCAATAGGGCGTGTAGGAGTCGAACCTACCTTTTGAACACCTTATAAGAGTGTGTGCCACTACCGGCGGCAACGCCCCATATTTCTATTATACCTATCGGTCGATCCCTGTCAACTCTTGAGGTATTTTTCGTAATAGTTGCGATAAATACTCATAATAATACCACTAGTTGTTCCAACATTTAAAGACCGTACACTACCATAAGTCGGAATAGTTAGAACACAAGCACAAGCCATAAGAATTGTTTCTGATAGACCAGCATTTTCTTCTCCAAAAATAAAAATTGGTTCATCAATATTAGAAAAATCAAAACTAAAAGGATCAAAAGTAATATCTTTGTATGCTGGAATATTATTTTCAATAGCAATTAATGTACGACCACTCGATGAATGTGATTTAATAAAATCTTCTTCAGTTTTATGATAATACATTGAAGTATAGTGATGGGTTCCAACGCTACCTCTTTTATCCCATTTCTTTTTGCCAACATAATGCACACTACGAAATCCAAAAAAGTTTGCATTACGAACCATAGTGCTAAGATTAAAATCACCACCAATATTAATCATAGCAACACTTGCTGCTATACTATTCTTGTAGCAATAGTTTCCGATTTCGGGAACACTTAAATTTTTCAGACTATCAATAACATTCATTGTGTGTTACTTTTACTTAAAATTTCATGATACTTAGCAAGCATACTAAATAATAGATTAATATCTCGTTGTTTATGCTTTTCGTCCATTTCTAATGCTGCTATAAGTTCCAATTCATACAAAAATTTTAGATCATTATTTTGTAGTTTATTATATTGTGTATCTGTTTGAATTTTATCTTTAACGCACGGTGATGATACCAGAATGGTATCTATTTCACCCCACTTTTTATTTAATTGTTTTATGTGGTATCTATATTGATGATTCAGTATCTTGAGACATAATTTATAACACACTCTCGCTATCTTAGACTGTATAATACTTGTACTATCATTTAGATATTTTTGTATAGCACAGAATATATTTATGGATTTATTATTATACTTTGGTCTTGGTTTCCAATAATATAATAACTTATTTAGCATTGTTAATTATTTTTTCTAGTTCTAAAATTTCTTCTTCATATTTACTGATTTTATTATACATTGTCTGACAATTCATGCAAAAGTCAGAAGAAATATAGTCTCTACAGTCCGCTATCTGATCCTTTAGTTTTTTTATTTTTTCCTGTGGAGTTTTTGGTTCGTACATCATTATCGTCTTTCCAGAATATCATTGTGTTAGTTTTGTCATCCCAAGCACACTCTATCAAATTTTGAGCAGCGAGTTTAGCCAAACCAACTTCATGAATCCAAAGAACAGTATCTTCAAAAATATTTTCGTTGGTATCTTCATCTAATAGTGGTCTATCTTCATCGTCAAAACCATTACACTGTTCTTTAACCAAGGTAATCATCTGTGAAATAGTAATATATTCATCTAAATTATCTTGACTAGATCCACAAATAGATTTGGACGCGGCATCTCTCATTTGAGTAGCGTATCCGACCAAATCTGTAATGGCATAAAATTCTGACATTGTTTCTCCAATTTTAGTTGATATATTTAGATACACCTTTGTTATGAATATTTTCTTTCATATTATCTTCAATATTAACAATTAAATCATCCATAGAATATTCTCCTCTTGATAGCCACTTAGTATTATTTCTGAGTGCTGTTTTGATTTGAGGTATCCAATGCTGATAAGCGATAGCATATTTATCTGTGAAATTGACACTAATAATAGTTTCTATTTCGGCCAAATATTTTTCTATATTTTCTCTACATTCGTAGAGTTTATTCAATGCTTCTTTTTTATCTTGTGATTCGTTCATACAAGAACAAGTTTTTGTTTGAGTTTAAGAATTTTGTGCGGAGTTTTCCAAACTCCTGTTTCTTTATTCTGAATATCTCCATTCATCCAAATATGACAGAACCCAGCATTTTTATCCAGCCCCCATGCTAGGATGCCATTTTCATCTACTCTTTCCACAAGAAACTTACCACGATAACCCATTGGGATAAAATCACCATGATGCACAAAATATGGGCCACCAGCGACCTTGATCTTGTCTCCCTTTTGGAGTTCTCTCCAGTTGATATTACGAATAATTTTCGTATTCCTGTCCTCTCTGCTCTTATTCTTGAACATAAAAGGAGTATTGCAATTCTTACACATATAGGCACGGGGGCCGGTTTGTGTTCCACACTTATCACAAGTTTTTCTACCTTTAGCCATCAGTAATCTCCGTTGTTAGCGTTATAGCCTAAGTATACAACAGTAATCGGTCTTGTCAAGTGTACTTCTTTAGAATTTTTTATTTTTTTCGCTAGTTTTGTCTTGATCTGGAAAGATAGTAAGTTTACCAGGATTGTAGTGACAAAAATAACTACTGTGAATACGTTTCTTGATTAAATTATCTTCTTCAATTTCGATATATACATTAATACGATAGCGATTTTCCCATACATTAATAATACGAGTCATAAGATAATGCTTAGGCTTCTCAACCTGTTGAAAAAGCAAACTTTCAATTTCAAGATCCATTGTTAGTCTCCGGTTGATATGTGTCTATTTCAAAACTAATTTTTCCATCTGGCATTTCTATAAAATCTATAGGATAATATTCTAATCTTTCAAAATCAAATACGGAAACTTCTTCTTGCCAAGGAAAAGTCCCAGGATTTTTAATGTCATTTGCTCTTTCGTATAAATAATTGTAAAGTTTAAGCCAAGTCATTTATCTAGCCCTTCGGTTTGCTCTATCAAGTTTACGAATAGTTTCAGTAGCATTAGATGGAACCAACACTAAACTAGGTGCCGTTTTGTGTCCCCAATCCATAAAACCTACGGCACGATTTTCTACGCTACAATCTTTACAGATAATTTTACGCCCGGTTTCAACGAGAAACTCATAACGATCAATGCCAACATCATTTTTACAGTAAATGCAGTTCATGGTTGCCTCCGTAAAACGGATTATACCATAACCATCGGCATTGTCAACTCGCTTACTGTAATCAAATTTCCAATACTATCACTAAAATTTCCATCATCTGTGCTGTAATAAATATTGTTTAATCCAACAGCACTCAATAGTTTACTACAATTTTCACAAGGCTTACTTCCAAGAATCAATCCTTTTCGGTTAATTCTAAGCACACATATTGTCCAATTAGGATCAATGGTATTATAGCGATCAAGTAATTGAGAAATAAGACGAGATTCAGAATGATAATATGGAAACTCCTTATATTTTGGAAGATTAAAATCCTCACCTATTCTATAAGCACCAGTATGGGTTTTGATTGGATTATTTTGAGTAAAAGAAATTAGTTTGGTGCCAGCAAACGCCGCACAATAATGATAACATCTAATCTGTTTCGTAGGATTCCAATTCTGGTATGCTTTCCGAATTGTTTTCTGAATAATTTTCATTTTGATCCAAAATATTATTTGTTATTTCAATATCGTAATGTTGGAGTGCTTTTAATGGTATTCTTTTTGGTTCTTTGTGTCTTGGATTATTGGTTAATGGTATTTTTTGTGGTTCTTTCATGGATCACCTATTTTGTTGCTAACATATATAATCCAATATTAGCAAAAGCATAACCAGTATATGCTATGAGCATACCAATATTACCTTTATAGCCTTGTTCTAACGCTACATAAAGATACACTAGCCCTGTTAATGCTATAAGCCAAGAACTCATACCAATACCCCACTGATAATTTGTTCATATTTTTCGATAGCCAAATCTTTACCTTTAAGTTCCATATCTATGTCAAATTCTAAACCATAAGTCTCAAACTTATTATAAGCATACTCAGCATGAGCACGAGGATTATTACCCTCTCGACTTTCACTATAATGAAATAATGGTTTAGTTTGCCATGTATCATAACACATATTAATCGCTTCACGTTCTGTGAGATTATTAGAATGGCACTTGTGATGCAGATAATCAAAACAGATTGGTATGCGGGTAATAGGATGAAAAATATCAACCAGTTCTTTCACGCTCCAGCAATTTAGTTTATCATCGTTCTCGATAGTCATACGCTTCTGACAATTTTCATCTAACCGAATGAAGTTTGAGTAAAATCTATGAGAGATTTCTTCTCTGGTTCCATTATTATTATGAACATGAAGATTCATGGGCGAATTAGTATCTGCCGGTAATCCAATTCTGTCGAAGAAACTACTGTAGAAGTTGAGTTCTGTGATTGTTTTCTCGACCACCTTATCGGAGAGACTTGATAGCGAATTAAACTCGCTAGGATGACAACTAACACGAACGCCAGTAGTGGAAATAGTTTGTGCGATATTATCAAACTCATCTTGAATATCTTCATGATTGGGTAAATCCTCTAATGAGACATTAGCCTCGTCATAAGTAATGAGAGGAAAAATATCACTACTAACTCTATAAGTATAGTTATTACTACCGCAAAATTTGATTGTTTCATTTGTTGTTACAAGATTATTAAGAATTCTTTCTCCAAGAATAGCCAATGCTTCTTCTCTTGGTAAAGAATTAAATCTTTTAAAGGTCATGGTTTTATGACAAATACCTTGATCTTTAAGTTTAAGAGAAATACAACAAAGACCGAATCTGTTCATATGACCTCCAACTGAGAGTATATCATACTATCGGTTTTTGTCAAGTGCTGCATGAACTTTTTGTTTGAGGCTGGGGCGGGTTAATTTTTAATTTAAACCAGTTTATTAGGTTATTATCTGCACCACCCTTGGTAAAACAGCCAGTATTTTTCTTTAATATATTTTCTGATCCATCTATAATGAAGTAGGATGGATAAGTATATATATTGTATTTATTGGATAATTGTGTAACAGTTTTGCTCATATTAATAAGTAAAACTTCATAATCCTTCAAAATTTCTTGTATCTCTGAATTATAGTTGATTAGATACTTGATGACTGTACAACCGGGACAACCATCCATATAAAATAACAAGAAGATATTTTTATTACTAGATTTAGAAGTCTCAAGCGTATGAAAATAGTCGATCTCTACTTGTTTGCCATTCATAAATGCAAGTTCTTTATCTTTTTGTTTTTTTTCTAAATCAGATAAAGCGGATTCATAAAGTTTATTTTCTTCTTCTGTTGGTGTGTTCATAGTAATTTCCTTTGATTAATGATTAAATATTAATTTCTTCAACTGAATATATTTTCATAACAGTATAATTTGGATTTATGCCATTATAAAAATCAATTAAGGCTTTTTCTTCTGATTGAGCAAAAACCAGATCATTGATAAGTATGGTTTGTTTGGTAGGATCTGATATCTCATAAATTTGAGCGGTTATATTAAACTGCTTATTCATAATATATTATCGAACCTCGCTGATAATTCTGATAAAATTTTTATTTTTTGTTTTTGGTTTTGAAAATCAATTCTTAAAACATACTCATTGTGTTTATCGTATTCTAATTGACACTGTGGCGTTAATATGTCTCGTAACTGTTTAATAATGTTTCTGTTTGGCACTTTAAAAGATATGTAAAATTGTGGTACTTTATTTTTTTGTCCAAAATGTCCTTCACAACTATATTGTGTAATACAACCCATATACTCTAAAGCAAGTATAAAATAATTTACTCCTTTGTCTAATATTTCATTACAATATAAACCGCAAGGAGAACTTCTTATAATATTCAGTTCTTTTGCCTTTTCCCAAGAATTTAATTTTTGAACTTTGGTTTGTTTTCCCATGCTAAAGCCTCACTAATAATAGGAAACTGTTCAATAAAAATTTCTTTACAATTGTTGGCTATGCTCATATGTTCTTTTTGTGTACCATTTGAAGAACGCAATTCTATATAATGAATCCAATTCCGTATATTACCGCTCATATAAAGTCTTGTTGGTGTTGCTAGTGGCAATACAAATCTAGCACATTCTTTTGCTATTCCATCTTTTATCATACCATCGTAAATGGCCTTACTTTTGGCAAAATGTTCGCGTAGTTTACTATTCCATTTAAAAACTATTTCTTGATCTATATCATCTATACTATTTTGTCTATTTTTAGTATCTTGACGCCGCAGTTCAAATATGGGAATTTCTTCTGCTAAAAGAGTCGTGTCTGCATAACGCTGACTAAATTCTTGAAAAGTAAAACTTCTATGTCTTAGTATTTGAGCAGCAAGTCCTCTTGTTGTATTGATTTCCAGAGTCATAAAACCATGCTCAAAAATACTCCAATGTTTGTGTTCAATGCAATATTTGAGTAGTCTCGCGTAATTATCTTGATCTTGATTGTTTGGGTTGGACACTCTAGCACAATACGCTATAGTTTTTTCTGCTTCTGGAGTTACGCTAATTAATTTTACATTCATCTAGTGTGATTCCTTATATGATGTTTGATATTCTATCCATTCTCCATTAGTAATGTCATTATAAATATCTCTAGCGAGTTTACTAACGCTAGAACTAACGCCACTAGAAGATGGATTATCTATTTTGCTCCAATAATATTGGACTTTATCACCATTTTCTTCATCTCCCTTATCTTTAATGGTTTCATAGCCTTTATCTTTAGCCCATCTTTTAACTTCACTCCAAAGCATAGTATCCTCCTAGCAACTCATATTACCAGATTTCGGCGGTTTGTCAATGTCAACCTTAAATGATTGTTCTGGCAAATCATATCTTTTCCATGCTTCTTTATGTTTCAAACCTATAATCTCTACTCGTTGCTCATTAATTATTTGCTTTTGATAGTTGATTAATTCATATAATTCCATGATATAATCATATACTTGTTCGTTTTTATACGCTTCCATTATTTGTTGAACTTTTGCTGGTCGCATAGGCTCATATTTAAAATTACCATCCCAACTCATTTTTGTAATTGTTCCTCCGCATTAATTTTATCTCTATGAACAAACCCAGCAGCAAATCCAGCAACATAAAGTTGTTGCATTACTTTGACGCAATCCTTGTTATTTCTGATAAATGGAATGTTTTTTGCTACCCACTCATGGTAACTTTTTTCCTCATCACATAAATCTTGATCGTTCATTTCTTAATCTTAGCCTCATTATATTTATTGAAGATTTGATTGATACCAGCGATCACGAAAGGACAAGTATTATTGATAATATCTGTATCATCATTATCTGTTATATATGCTTGTAATTCATCATTAATAACATCTTTATGATAGCCCTTTTCTATCATATATTGTATAGTTTTTTGTAATTTCTTTTTATGTTTGGTAACAAAATTATCAATTTCTTTTCTATATTTAGCATTACTAGCATATAGAGCATGAGATAACTCATGACGTAATGTGCTTTTTGTTTGAGCACCTATAATATAGAAGTCATCTTGTCTGTATCGTAAAAGATCCAATAGTCTACTTTCCTCTATTGTTAGTGGATCGAATAGCCCTTCTTTGAAAGGAATCAATACTTTACTAGGGAAGTTAAAACCAATCCATGTCGATTGATAATTATTTGCTCCGTATGTTTCACTATACCAATGTCTAAGTTGTCCAACCGTAAAAATATTATTACGAAAATTTGGATTGGTGCTTTCGTAGTATTCTTGAAAACGCATAAATGTTAATCCTAATTCTTCTTGAGAATCAGCACTAACCCAAACGCTATTGTATGGTTGTGGTTTAATTGTTATCATTTAAATCCATTTCTTTATTGTGTTCTGGTGGTTTATCCCAATTTAAAAGAGTATTGATTGTGTCTTTATATTCTGCTATTTCGTACCTTTGAATTCGTATTTCATTACGCAATGATTTATTAACACTTTTTAGGTGTTCAATTTCGATATTCAATTTATTGATATAATCATCTATATCCATCATTGTAATGATCTAAATACTATAGAATATCTTAAATTTTTAACTGGCAGAATTTCATGAGTCCATTCATTTCTTATTTCGTCTTTCATTTGTACTAAACTTTTTGGATATAATTCCTGAACTATATCGTCTGAGTTTTTTTTCTTAAATACCATTGTTGATGAATAACCTAAACTTAATATGCTAACGATTGGCCCACTTATCGGTTTATCAATATGTGCTGCTATTTTTTGTCCTTTTTGGTACTTGTTAATTGCTATGCCGAAAGGTATATCAATGATTAAATCATCACTAATAAGTTTTTTGTAGATATTTACAATACTTGATGGTACATCGTCTATACCCTTTTTATATCTGTCCCCAAAATATATACTATCAAAGTTACTACTGCCATAGTTAGCAACTAACTTTGGATTATTTTGTCGAAAATTTTCAATATCAGATATTATAAGTTGTTCTTCATTTTCTGATATATAGTTATCAAAAAACTTTAAACCTAAGTTTTCCATTCTGTTTTTAATTTATCTAGAGTGATGCGTACCATACTATCATCATAGTAGCAATCGTTTTCTGTGGCTAGTAGATTTTCATATTTAATTTTATCAACAGAGTGTAAAACATTCATCACACACTGACCATAACGCCAGTTAAAAGTATTATATGTTTGATCAACCAACTTTAAAAATTCTTCAAATGTCATTCTACATCGTACCATTCTGGAAAAGTATCATAATATAAATCGGCAAATGGAGCATTTTCACCATCATTAATAACTGATCCTAAAATTGGTGGAGTTGTTTCATTATTTTTCATAAGGTTTAACGATCCACCCTATTTTGGCTAAGTCTAATGCTATTTCATCTGTTACAACACTTTCACTAACAGAACCATCAAGATTAATCATACCAGAACAGTAGTAGTTCAGATAATCCTCCCCACAATCTCTAAGGTCTGCTACTATTTCACCACTCATTCTCCACGAACAAGTCCATTCGTTTTCACCATAAAAAAAACGATTATTACACATAGCCGCATATAAATTTTGGCTATAAACTTTGCTATATTTACACTTATCTTTTATGGTTGAATTAGCAAATAAATCTTGTTCTAGGTCTGGTTTCATCGGTATACTACTACTGGTTGATAAAAGTATTGGGTCTGAGGAACATATACTACTCTTTGTGTTCTATAAAGCAAACATCTGTGTTCTACAACTACTGGTTGATTAACAACATAAGGAACATATTGATAAACAACTACTGGTTGAGGTTGATAAACATAGGATTGTTGAGTTACAGCAGTTTGAACAACGTGATTTTGTAGTTGATATGGTATCCACTCTTGAGCATAAATATTACCACATACAATTGTCATTGATATTACTAACAAGCATCGTGCTATATTTTTCATAGTTATCTCCTTAAATAAAGTAATTAATGTTCTGTTCTATTATTCATCTTAATAA